CGTTCAAAATTTATTATCAATTCACGTGCACCATCTAATCCTGCTAACATACTTAAATTTTGATTATCAGCTACAATAGTATAAGTAGAATCTAATTCATCACGTAATACACTGTGTAGTCTACTTAATTCTTTTAAATTTTCTACATTAGATAATCCTACATCTCTATACTCTTCTAAATTATTCCATGAAGTTTTTAGAGTTTTGTTAAAAGTCACAATAATTTCATTAGTATCGCCAATGCCATTCTTCAATTGATTATTAGTTATTCCTAATTCTTTTAAAGCATCTTCATAATCAGCTGTATCCTGAACAAGTCCTTTTAAAGCTTGTGAATTATCTGGAAGATTATATGCTTTTATGCTTGCTGCCGTTTTGTTTACTTGAGCAAGCCAATCAGGATTTTCATCAAGTATAGAAGTATTTAAATCGTCTCTAATATCTGCACCTATTTTATTTATTTCACTTTTTAATTTTGCACGTGTTTCTGTAGAATCTATAGCATCTCCACCAAATATAGATTGCCATAATCCAACAAAGAAGTTTTTTACTGAATCGACTAATCCACTGATTTTATCTATTACCCACGAGAATAATTCTGCGAACAATCCTGCTAAATAAGCTCCAAAATCGTATATACCACCACCTAAGTATTTAAGTCCGTTCCATACAGCTGTAACTAAAAACTTTCCAAGCGTCCATCCCCAGTCAGTAATATAATATAATACATTATATAATAGCTGACCTAATAACAATCCTAATGATAATGTCCATACGCTTAACTTTATAAATAACGTTGCAAAAGCTTTACCTAAATAAAACCCTATATTAAGCGTTAGCACACCTAAAGCAGCAAATATAGTTGCTCCTAATGATAGTATGACATCTCCATTAAATGCTTCACTAAAAATATCAGCTAGTTTAGCTAAATCTCTTCCAGCGTTCATCATACTTACACCCATACTTTTTACAGATTCTTCTATGGGCTTGAAAGGTTCTGGCGTACCTGTTACTGCATTGAACAATCCACGTATAGCTACAGTCAAAGCGTCAGCGGCGGTTGCGCCATTATTATCTTCATAAAGTTTAATTTTATCTGAAAAAATTACAAATGCAGCTGCACCACCAAGAACAGCTGTAACTAATCCACCTAAACTAAATATAAAGCGTAGTGTACCACTTAATGCTTTACCAATTCCTGTTACTAGACGACTAAGAAATGAAGCTTCAGCAGTAGCTAAACTAGCTTGGCTAGCCGTAACAGCAGCGTTAACCTTAAGTACATTATTAGTTGCAGTTCTTAATTCTTCAAGAGATTTATCTGCGGCTTTTAGAGCTAAACTTGTTTCTGCGGTAGCTGCATTTTTTAATACCATACCTTCAGTAATTAACGCGGCTTCTGCCGCAGCATTAGCTTTATGAACTTTTGCAACAGCTGCTGCACTTTTTGTTTGCGCTGTTGTGAATACAGCATCTACTTCTGCTTGTTTTATTTTTGCCTTTGTAAAAGCTGCTTCAGATAACGCGTAGGCTCTACTTTTTTCCATTTCAGCAGCAGACACAGCTTGCGCGTGTACTACTTCTGCTTGAGTTAACTTTGCTTTACCCACAAGCATCTGCTGCTCTATAGTATTACGTGCTAACTCTTTAGACATAACTTTAGTTTGTGCAGCTTCCAAAGCAATTTCTGCTTTAGGTAAAGCTTCTGTAGCGGAGGCTAGAGCTAATACTGTGCTAGTACGTGTTGCTTCTAATTTCTCCATTTCTTTTAAAGAGCGTATGTATCTACCATGCAGATTTGGAGCATCTTTAATTTTATTCTGATATAGCTCTTCTGCACGCATTTTCGCTTCTATAACTTCAATCGCATTCTTGCTAGAAGTAATTCCACTAGATGCTGCTTCTAATGTTGCTTTTGCAGCAACTTCTTCTTTTAATGCTTTAGTAATTGAACCTTTACGCGCATTATAAGAACGTTGCAGTATATCTAATTCAGACTGAGCTGTTGTTTTAGCTAAATTCAATTGAGAAGCTGCTGCTGCTACAGAAGCTGTATAAACTTCTTCAGCTATTTTCTTCTTCTCTATAGCTTCTTGTTTAAATGCAGCTACACTTGCGATTAAAGGAGCTGCTCTAGTATTTGCTCCAGCTGTTACTAACGCACTGTTAGCTTCAACTCGTTTAAGATTAGTAGAAGAGACTAATTTTTCAGCTAAAAGTCTTGCTTCTATTTCTTTAGCAAGTGTTTTTTCAGCGATTATTTTTTCACTATACATAGCGTTTTCAGCTAAATGTAAAGTCTTTCGTCTAGCTGCGTCAGCTTCTTGTTGTACTAACAAAATTTTATTAGCAGTTAATTCAGCATTTATACCAGCTATGTTTGCATTGCGTAAAGAAGCTGCGTTATTAATTGCGAATCCTGCTTTGAACGCATAATTAACTACAGTAGCCGTTATTATAGATTGAATTAAAAGACTTATATCACGTGTTAAGAATTCAATTAAATTTGCAAATTGTGTTACTATTCCTGTAGAATTTTGTATATCATTTATCCAACGCGTAAATCTGTTGGATGCTAAAGTTAACGATTGCCCAATAGTTAAATCTAATTTTTTAAATTTTGAATCAATATCAGAAGCCATACCACCAATGGCTTCTCGTAGCACACTGCCTGTTATCTTACCTTGTGGTGCTAATTGTAATAATTTACCACGTAGAATTTCTCCACTATTACCCACAAGGCCCATTGATTTAGCTACAGCGTCCATAACAAGTGGCGCTGTTTCCATCATATTTCTAAATTCGTCACCATCAAGCTTACCTTTATTCATAGCTTGTGATAACTGAAGTAGTCCACTTGAAGTCTCGCCAGCGCTCGCCCCTGAAATAACTAAAGCTTTAGAAAAAGTTTCTGTAAACCTTAAAGATTCCTGTACACTTGCTCCATAGTTACGTAAGGATAAATCAAAGCGGACAAAAGCTGTTCCAACTGCTTCAACCGAAGAACGAGATCTTTCAGCTACATCATATACAGCACTACTTATAGCACGCGTTTCATCTTCTGTGGTAGCTACGATTGCTCTAATTTTATTATTTAAAGTAGTAGAGACATCTAAAGCTTGTATTGAACGTATAGCAACGTGGTACGCTGCTACCCAACGTAGCATGACGCCCCAAGTACGCGTTGTACCAGCTAAAAATTGTTGATGTCTACCTATAGAATTATTTTGTTCAGCTAATACACCATTAAATTTATTAGCGGCTATTTTTTGCTCTAACGAAGCTGCAACATTTCTATTTTGCGTGGCTACTAAAGTACGAAGTGCATTATTATTTTCAACAGTTGCTCTTTGCATTTTTGTAAAAGCAGCTGCTGCGAGTGCAGCTGGTGCAGCAACTTCTGCGCCAATAATAGCAGAGTTCGATGAAACGGGTACACTCGTTGTAGTTGCTTGTACAGATGAACTACGTGGAACTGAAATTGTTTGTTTAGATGCCGTGTTTAAATCACGTCTTGCTCGTGTAGCTTGTTCTAAACTCGCAGATAGACTTTTAATTGCTAACACCTGTGCTCGCACAGCTTCAGTACTAGCAATAAGCACAGTCTGCATTTGTCTGCCGCTACCCACAGTAGCATCTTGTGCGACTAAAGTCTTCGTCAAACTTGTATTAAGACTTGTTGACGCTAAAGCAGCATCTTGTGCAGCACGTGAATAATTAGTAAAAACTGTAGACAGACTACGTGTATTTGTAGTTACTGTATTAATAACTGAGCTGACTTTAGTTAATGCGTTGGATAAGGCTGTTACACTAGAATAGCGAATAGAATTAAGAGCTTTATTAAGTGCAATCACAGCTGAATCTGCTTTTAAAGCAGCGTCAGATATGCTATTGAGCTTAGTAGAGATACTAGCATCAATTTTATCTTTAACTATTATGTCTACTTTATCGTCTGCCACGTTACTTGCTCTTTGCTCTTAAGTAAGCACTGCCTGCTGCAACAGCTCTTTCTACTATAAACAGTCCTATTTTATTACTTGTACCATAATTTATATGTCTAATATAATCTACTGGATTGACAACATGAATAGATGTTTTTTTATCCCAATGTTGTAAAACATTGCTCGCAGTTTTGTAAGCAGTTTTAGCGCATTCAGAACGTGTTGTTCCACTCTTACCTTTAAAATAAGCTTCTATCTCATTAGTATTAATATCCCCATTTAATTTAACTTGCCAATTAGATACTGCTTTACCTGTGTCAACTGGAGTTAAATCTATAGCAGTTTTTAATATTACTTTAACAACTTGTATAGTTAGATTATGAGGTAATAAAATGTGCATATTAGTAAACTCGCTGACGCTTATTCCTACACGAATAAGTTCAGCGAGTTCTTTCATTCTCTTGGCTAAATCTTTAAGTGTAGCCATTATGTTTTTTCTTTTTGTCTAGCATCCTCAATTAATGCGTCGTCTACTTGTTTTATTATATAATATAGACTCCATGTATCTTCATATTCCATATTATATGATATACCTAATTCCATAACTTTTGATCTAGGTACACAAGCATAGCCATATCCATTATTACGTTCTGTGGATGATAAACAATAACACTCTAAGACGAATTCTTCATAATCGTTTAGTACTATCTTTTGCTCAAAAGCTTGAGGAATCGGCTGTCCCATATTTATAGCCATCGTTATAATAGCTTCAGAGACTTGTCCTTTCGATTCTTCCCACAAAAGATATTCAGTTAGTTTTTTGCTACACTATTAAGTTCTGTTAATAAGTAACCTGTTATTTCTGTAGCACGTTCTCGAATCGTTGAGAAGAATTCAGGTAAATCTTTCAATAGTTGAATACAGTTATTTGTATTGTATTCTAACTTTTGTTCATTTATATAAACGTTATCCCAACCTTTGATAACAGCTTCAGCATACACGTGAGCTAATATAGTAGTAGCTACTTTTTCTGGAATAGTTCCAGAACGGAATCCGCGTGAGCGCTTAGCTAGTGCAGCTTTATATTCTTCGTTAGGTCCACCTGCATAGGCTAAATAAAAAGTTGGAATTGTTCCATCATCATTCATAGCTTCTGGAAATTCTACAGGAATTCCATTGTCTACTTTATTCTGATCGACTCTATAGGCTTTATCTAAGGACATGTTGGCTCCATACACATTTTCTAACTACATTGAACTAATTACTTATGGAAGATATGGGAAGAAAGTCATTCCCAGCGTATAACCTTCAGCGCATTTAGCTGCCATAACATCTAAACTCATTTTAATAGGCTCATTTTTTGCTACAGCTAGTTCACCGCCACCTAAACCGACCATTGGCAAATCAATAATGATACCTTTATGTCGTGCATAAAAGATCGTATCAAAAGATACGTCACTATTCGCACGAATAGCTTCTGGTCCTGCTACAGTCGTAAAATAAGCTGTTGCTTTTCCGGTTACTTTAAAGTTTCCTAATGTAACATCAATTGCACCTAACACACCTACGGCTGTAGCTGGTGTAGCACCATTATCTATATTAAATGACAAATCTGTTACATATGCAAACAGTGGAGATGTAACCCCATGAACGTACATACGTTGCGCATGAACATCTGCTGACGTATTAATAGCAGCTTCACCTAAGACTGGCACCACAGTTCCAGCTGAATCGGAAAGAAGTCCTTCATCACCTGTACGGAATGTCTCGGTTTCACCTACATAACTAAATTTAATCGTCGCTTTACTTTTCTGATTACAAGTCAGTTCAGCCGTATTTGCCACCATGCCCGAAAGAACCTGAGACTGTATATCGCCTGCTGTGTTCGAATCATCTTGACCAAGACTACGCTCTTGGGTGAATCGACGCATGACAACATCAGAACCTTCCAAGGCGTTCCGAGCAAACTTACCAAAGAACAGTCTTATTGTTTTGCCGGCGCCAGCATCAGTAGCAGGTGTAAACGTCGGCCTATCAAACACAATACTAGTTCCAGATGTGTTTATACTCACAACGCGCGCGAATCCTGGAGTATTGGTAGCAAAATAATAAGCTGCTGCACTACTATCACCGATATAGATCCATTCGCCTACATTTAAATCTAGATCACTAAAATCGAACGGTGTGATATCATTTATTGTAAGCGTATATGTACTTCCAACTACACTTACACCAACAGCGCCACTTCCGAACTGATAACCACAGCATTCGAGTCTAGCACTCGCTGTGGGTGTTTCTACTGTGAGCGCAGTCGAAACTACTATGCTTGCAGCACTAACAGTTGATACTAGTTTAATCCCATTATTACCAGATGTAGTAAATCCACTAGCAAGAATAAGATCGTTAACTTTAAATATGGTTAGACCAGCCGCAGCAGCATAGTTGTTACCACTAGTATGCACACCAGTAATAGTCACACCAGTTGAGCCTACAGATTGTGTATCCGCTTTCTCTAATAAATCTGCACAGACAAATGCTTGAGCATCTCTAATGATATTAGTAAGCGTTATGTCTTCTTCCCAACCAGATTTAACTTCGATACCTGTAACAGTACCACGAAGATTTTGACGTGTGTCATTAATAGGCTCACGTTCAACAGTTTCGTTTGTACCGCCAAAACTATCATACGAATTAGGTTCGCGCGTGTACCAAACAGGAGAAACAGGAAGACTCCCACTCGCTGATTGTTCTGCCACACGTAAACCAGTAGAATTAGAGTCTTGCTTATTCACCATAACATAAATCTCCGTGTTACTATTAAAAAAAGAAGAATAACATGTGAGTACACTTATCTGTTTAAGTTATTGCGTAGACAACACATGTAATTGCATCAATATAAGTAAAATTGCAGGGAAGAATCAATCCAGCTATAACAGGAACATCAACTTCTTCATGTGAGTTGTTATCAGTTAGCGTTGCAACTCCAGCTGTAGCGAAATAAAGCGCCCTAACTCCAGATAAGCTTGTTCCACCTGTAGAGTCTTCTATCTTAACAAAACTATTTCCTGGACTTATACCTGTACCCACAGCTGCGACAAGTGGATCGTTGCTGCCTAACGTAACTCGCTGTGTTCCATTGTCTACTATTCCTGCTCCTGCTGAAGCATCATTAGCAATACCATCAGAACCTAGACTAATTTTAATACGTTGGTGATGTACACCCTCTACTTCATCAGTAGCTATTGTTTTTCCTGTTCCAGGTGTAATAGCAATATTATCAACCATAAAAACTCCTAAGCTAGCAACTCATTATATTCGTAAGTAACACTTACTGCTGTATGATAATAATTAGGATCATATTGTTTTGTTGTAGTGCTTATCATTTGATCTCTGAACCATACACCAGATTCAGTACTTTCTATATACAATGAGCGTACATAGTTAGCTATTTCTCTAGTTAAACTTTGTCCATTAGACACTAACCTAGGAACATAAATACTAACAGTTAATAATCCTACTGTAGTAAATTGACGTTCATGACTACTTGTAGCAAACGTATCTTGTTGTTGTCTAACAATAAAGTGCTTTACTCTAAATATGATATCATTCGAATCTTTATAAGTATCAGATTCTTCATCGTCCCAAAAAATATTATAATCAAAATCTGTAAACGCATAAGAATCTATACCTGTTTTAAACACAGCATACATTTCATCTAAAGCTTTTACAGCAGTAACAGTCAACGAATCAACTCCAAAATATATAAAATAGGAATGTTATCTGGTGATATTATTTCTACTTTAACTACTTTATACTGTACTGAACTAATTAATACTAAGTCTTTTATAGAAGGCGTAAAATCTACATTACCAGGTATCATTATAGAAATGATGTTATCAATGTTTCCTGCTTCTTTTTTTATATCTCCATCTAATTCAACTACAGTTGATAAAACTTTAGTTTTGTTTTCAGTTTGTACACAATATATATTGTATTCTGTATAAGAGCTACTAACACTCTTCCATGGTTGAGCAGTATCTTTACTTAGACTAACTACTCTATAGACTATAGATAATCCAGCTTCTTCTATATCAGAAGCGGCAGATAAAATATCGTCATCATATTTTGACATTAAGCATCAGTAATGTTGAAATAACCACTTGAGTTGATTTGTAGAACAAGGTTACTACCAGGACTCACAGAATAATCTGCTGGAGTAGTATCCAATAACACATACGCTATAGGTATGTCACCAGCAGCTAAAGTTCCGTTACCATCCGCATCATGCATAAGAACAGCATATCGTGCAGCTAATGCTGATCCTGTAACAGTCCATGTAGGATCATCGCTATCAAAAGTTGTTGTGGCGCTTACTCTATTCCAGGTTTGTGTAATACCATACCCACCTTGAGTATAACCGTAAGCAGTAGCTTTTTCATAAGTCGATATATCTGACCAAGCTGTATGTGATCTACTAGGGGTATAGCTGCTACTGACTAAAACAACACGAAAATGACTTGCTGCATCTAGATCAATAGTTCCATCACCTACTAATTCACTAACCTGATAATATGTAACCCATGAACCAGCTGTCATCTTAACCTCTATCTACCGACATAAAACCTATATTTTTCATTAATGGAGCTAACCACGTATCAAGTTGTTTTAAATATGGTTGTGAACCACCTTGGAAGTATTCTCTCTCTAGAGGTCCAATTTTCTTTCTTTTCAAATTATTACCAGTTATAGGTGATAAAGACACATTATCATACAAGTATAAAGCTAGCTGCATTTGAGCATTTTTTAATTCTTGTGGTATAGGATACTGTAATGTATCGTCTGTTATTTCATCTGGTACTAATTCGTAGCCATATAAATACACGTTTTCTCGTGGGTAAGGAAGCGTTTGATCTTCACTAACACGATTACCCTTCATATTTGACTCTTTACCACATAAATAATCTATCGCTTTTATCAAAAGCACTTCTGAATCAGTCGAAGTGTCAAACGTGTATCCTCTTGCCGTACCAAATGTTTCTAATTCTGAAATAGTCACAAAGCTATTTGCACCTGTCACTATTGTTCCATTCTCTACAACTAACATGGACATACTTTCAGAATTAAAATTTTATTAATACAACGCCCAAATATCCGTAGCTGTACCACCAGTTTTTACACGTTTAACACAAATAGGATTGTAACCTTGCTGCAACGGTACATCAGCTCTCACACCATCTATCCCGTCAATAAGATTAGCTGTTCCTGCTGTACCCACAAGAAGTGCTCTGCATGTACCATCTACCAAATCAACAGTATCACTTTTAGTTACTGGTACAATTGCGCTCGCAGAAGCAATTTGTAAATCAGCAACAAACGTAGCAGTTTGAGTGCTACCATAAGTACTTGTTGCTTTATACGTATCGCCTGTAGACGTTTTTGTCATTTTAACCTCAAAATAAGGTTGCAGTACTTATTACAGCACTACAACCTTACCAGCATGATGAAGCCACGTCATACTGATCTTATTAGATCACACTAAGAACTTTAGTACCTGTATGACCTTTATACGTACATGTAATAGTAATTTCTGCTGTTTCGCCAGCAATTGCCGTTACTAATCCTGTATGTGCACCCACAGTAGCTGTGCCTGTGCTACTAGAAATCCATGTTCCAGCAGTAGTAATATCAGTGTAACTTACACCATTATGTGCTGTAGCGTACAATTGAAGCGTAGTATCAACTGTTGATGTGCTAGGCGTAATACCAATGAAATAGTCTTCAATTCCTGCGTCAGAAACGAGAGGAAACGCAGAACCTTCATAAGTAGAAGGGATATCATCATAGAATGCAGCTACTGCATCAAAATCTTCAGTGGTAGCTCCATACAGCTCACCAGCACCAAACATTGACGCAAGTTTAAAGTTTTTAACACGAACATGTACAGCTGAATGATCATCCATGTTCCCTGTTGGGGATACATACAGCCGCGCCTCAATATCATCAATTTCAGCTTGTTCATCCACGCTGGGAACAGCTTTATCAGTAAAATAAGCAATTTTCTTATCAATCAACATTTGTTACACTATCCTTCTTTTTAATACTTATAGTAGTTTTATTAACTGATTTAACGTCTAATACTTTACACTCTTTAAACACAAACGGTATGTTGTACCCACAAACATAGTCACACTTCTCAAAATGTTGAGGTACAGCAGAGTTAAGTACAGTTACGGATAAATCAATTATTGCTTCGTCATACTTACGTTTAAGAGCTTCCTTACACAAACGTAATAACTCGGTTTCATCTTGAGTCATTTTTGCACTAGATGTAAAGAACAGTACTTTAATACGTGCATGACGCTTTTTTAGATCATATAAAGGCATAGATGGCTCCAGTCTCTACTTACGCACTCTTAAGAATCGCGCAATTCAACGCTTTAATGTCGATATCATCGTCAGCTAATTCCCAATTAGCTGAACTTGCCAAAGCTGCTGGCGTAGGTGCTTTACCACCAGATGCTTTTTTCCATGAAAAACCAGGAACATTAAGTAGATCACTCCATTCAGACTGCATATCACGCTGAATATTAGCTTTACCATTGGTGATCGAAATATTACTTTCGAAGTCATCACCATGACGTAATTCTACAGCACCAGGACGTAGACCAAGTGTATAGTAATGGTTAATGCCACCTTCAGTAACACGAAGGTTCGGATTATCTGTCACAATAAACACGCGTCCGAATGCATCTTGTGTAACATTGATATTGCCATACGTAACAAGATGATCGTTATTAACAGCACGTGCCTTAAGATAATCAGAATATGGCTTTGAATGCATGACCCACGTAGTAAGTGAGTTAGCACGATCACCAAATACAGCGGCTGCATCAATCATAGGTGAAATATCAACAGTACTATCAGTGACAGTTGTAATATCTGTAAGTGCTTCAGATACATTAAGATATGCAGCAATCATGCCACTAATAGCTGCATTAACTTGATAGTAATATAGTTCTTCACTAAACTTTTTAGCGAAAATTGCTGCTGCCACTTCAGGAGCTTCGTTGATCCATTTGATCATATCTTTGTCTAGATCAAACGGATACGTGCCACTTGCGAAACGCACAGAAGTCGCTTCGAACTGTTCACGGCCAACACGATCAATAGTCGAGTCATCTCCAGGCTGACGCGAACGAATCAGCGGTCCTGATACCTTCCAGTCAATCTCATCTTCAAAGTCACCCTGCAACGTCGCGCCGCTCAACACAAACGCGCCGCGCGAACCTTCGTTGAACAGCCGATATTGCTCTTGCAAAAGCAGATACAAAGACAACTGTTGGTTAAACTTAAACTTCGTATAGGCGTCTTCGCGAATCGCTCCACCGAACAACGTCGTCATGCTTATTTCCTCGTTTTAGCTGCATGCGCCACTGTGGCGAGAGCCAGCTCACGTGGCGACATATCTGAAAATTTCTTTGTTTTTGGAGAAGCAGCGCTTCCGCTAGGAATTCCGGTGGCACCGGCTGCGAGTGGGGGCGCTGAGGCACCGCCTGACGCCTTAGAAGCTATGATTACTTTTTCGTACCTTGGATCAACCTTAAATTCTTCAGCAAGCTCTGTCAACGACAAAGCTGAAGGTTTCCCTTCTTTATCCAACACACGGATAATCGCCTGCCCTTCATGGAAATCTGCGCTTAATCTACCTGCTACGACATGAGTCATTAATTCAGGTGCGACACAAATAGCCGTAGCAATCCTAGTAGCTTCAGCTGTAACAGCTGCTTCTCTAATTTTTGCTGTCTGTTCTATGCGTTCTTTTTCAGCCGCAGCTTCTAAATCAGCGTATTTCTTCTTCCATGCATTTTCGATTGCTTCTAACGCATTCTTTCCTTTACCTTCTGCAGATTTAAGATCATCTATATGCTGTTGAGCTAACTTTAATTTTTCAGCAAGTTCATTGCTACTTGTTGTCTTTTGACCTAACTCATCTTTAACGCGTGTTAATGCATTAACTAATGCAGTATCTTCTTCAATAGACAATCCATAGTTTCCATCACCACCTTCTGTGTACAATTTTTTAATATCTTCAGAAGTGATAGAATCATACTCTTCTTTATTAATCTTACGCTTTATCATTTGTACTAGCTCCATTATCTACATTAGTTTTCTTAACATCACCGCCTATTAGGTGTTCTTGATTACCCACAGGCATATCCTTATCTATTTCATCACGGGCTTCTAAATCAGGTTGAGTAGCTATACCACCTCTTCTTAACACGTGGCGTGCTTCACTCCACGATATAACTCCAGACTGATATTCTTGGATCAACGCTAATCTATCTTGATTAGACATTGAAGTAAACTCAAAATTAGTTGTCAATGAAAACAAAATATCAGATTTAATTGGTGTCGTGTACGCCATTGCCATGTTTAATGCTTGCGTAAATGCATCCGTGACATTCGCCGCTATATCGGCCAACACAGACACGTCACCAGATTTGTCTAGCGCTGTCTCATAGGCTGTACGTGACACTTGACGCTCAATTAATTTTGCGCCTAACGCTACCATCTGAGATTCTTTAGACTTCATAGCTTCAATAGCTATAGAATTGGCAGCTGCTTGAATTAACTTAGCATCAGCTTGCTGTGGTAACGGTATAGCCGAGCGAGAACCTAACAATATTGGTTTATCGCCAAAAACAGTAGAAACCCAATCTTGAGTTAAACCTGACAATATTAAAGTTGGTTGCCCACAGATAAAAGCGCCTTCTTCATAATCAGCTGAATTTCTATAGTGAGATATATTTACTTCTGCTAAATCATACAAAGGTGGATCATCAACTTCGCTGTCATTGTTCGTAGCACCAACAAATTTGTAAGTTATATGATCAAAAGGCTCACCTTTTGCATCTGTGGGCACAAAACTATGCACAAGTGTTAAATCACCATACACTACATTGCTTTCATAAATTGAATGATAAAATATACCATCAATCAATTCTAGCACTCTAAAACGTTCACCATAAGATTGATAAAATCTATCTGTATCAGATGGTACTAGTATTTTTTCACGTAAAACAAGTAAAGTTAGTACTTCAACTTCATCAACTGTACTCGTTTTCCAATTTATTATATCCCAAGGTTTGTACACTCTAAACACTGGTTTATATCTAAACTTATCTGCTACAGTAATAATACCATTTGTTTGTGGGAAATCTACAAATATACCTGATCTACCATAAGCTAATGTATACGCGACAGCTAGTTTAGCCGTCTGCGCCAAAGGTATATATTTACCATTTTCATTGGAACCAACAACATCTAATGCCTTAGGTAATTGAATTATTGGAGCTGTACTAAATACTTGTCCAACTAAGCTACGTTGCGTTCTACCTGTAACATTATAAAATACAGCACGTTGAAGATATGCAGAATATCTCCATGAATTCTCTATAGATACATCATCAGGATTAGGTTTAGATAGATACAGTGTAGTTTGTTCTTTAATACGTTCACTTCCTTTCAGTACATCATGCACTGTAGTATATTTATCCAACATATTAACTAAATCAGGATGCATAAAACGTACACCATCATATTGGTTATATGCTGGTATTTCAGGATAAATTTCTATATTTATGCTCATCAGAATGCCACCTTAACTTTAATTGATGTAACTAATCTATTATTACCTTTAAGTACACGATAACGTGTTTCATCCCAACAATTATGCACTAGTATACCGTCTTCTATACAAAAAGCATGTGTGTCTTCTACATTCATGCAGTATACATCCGCATTATCAGATTTTGTTATGTTTGTAACGGTTGTTGCTACCATACAGTCCTCCACACGATCTAGAGCAGGTACGCGTTTTTTGATATTTATTAATGTAGAAATTGTTTCCGCACACGATACAAATACGTTCTTCATAGTCCAGCTGACTTTTTCTACGATGTTCCGATTTACATACGTTAGAACAGAACCTGCCGTGTGGAGCTTCATAGGTTTTACCGCAGTTTTCACATATAATAGAATGTTTTTTATACAAAACGTGTTTAGCAACTTCATTATAATGCTGTTTATGCCACTCAATACCTTTTTCGCTTTTGTGCCATACAACGGCTCCATCCAACCTAGCTTGTATCCAGTTGCTATGATCCGTAACTTTAGAATGATCCGATAAATGATGATTACCTTGCTTAAGCTCCAGATTTTCAATTTGATTGTTGCTTGTGTTACCATCTCTATGATGTACGTGATATGTTGCTGGTATTTTTCCAAAATGACAACTGTACACAATCCTATGTAGTCTACTTCCACCTTTTTGGAAATACTTTCCACATAAATAGTATCTTTTACCATTAAATTCTTGAATAGTATCGGAGATACTTTTGACCTTACTACTGGGTTGACTAGTGAACAAGTCTTTCCTAGTAAATGCTGTGCTTCCACCCATGTTTGCTCCGTAGTCAGAAATTTGTGTTCAGGTGTACAACGTACTATTTTACCATTTGAAAAATGAACATTTATAGTTTCAGCATCCTTTTGTGTCATTCTGCAATTATTATACTGTACTAATGCTCCATTTATTGTAAAAACACTACCGTAAGTATTGACTAAATCTCGTATTTTGACTGCACCTTCACTTGTATTAACTAACGTATCTCCGTGTAAACAATGGTCTTCACCTTCAGTGGACACATCAAGTTGATTGTTTTCATCTCTTACTAGATTAGAAAATATAGATATAAACGCGCTACAATCGGACGTAACATAAAATCCTTTACCTTCATTACGAGAAGATGCAATTAGTCGCTCACGCATCAATTCAAAACCATTTACACGTGATCCAGCTGATTTAACAGATTCATGCCAAGTTACACCTTTATCCTCCATCTTTTTAGCGATTGTGTCTACATCACTCTGAGGTTTGTCGCGAATCTGATTATCAGCAGGTCCAGGATGAATAATACCGCTAATAATTCCAGCTTTTATTAACTTATCTTGACGTTCATTAATACCTTCTGCAATATCACCAGCAGAAAGTTTTAAACCTTTATTTGAACCTAGTTCAGATGTACCATACCATTCATGTATACGTATCAACGTTCCAGCTGGAAAACTACGGATACTCCCATCTGACATGAGTACTTCCTCACCATCAGATTCCGCATACCAACCGACACTGAATGGAGCGGTTGAACCCCAGTCAAATGCACGATCGACATACCAATGTTTGGGAACTTTGAAGGGTGGAATAATGTGAGTGTTCACATCCCACAGATCGCCGAAGGCATCGCCTTTCAAGGCGTCAATTGATCCATCAGCCCACGCCGCGCGTTTGGCTGGATCTTCAATCGTAGTCAGTTCAGCAATATATTTAGGTGACAGGTACGGATTTTCGCGCCAATGCGAAAAGAGCGCAACTTGACGAATCTCTACCTCTTCATCTTGTTTCGTTTTAGGATTAAACACTGTTACAGAACGTCGAACAATTCGGCCATACGGCGCTGGATCAATAAAACGTCGTTTTATCCAACCTATTCCAGGTCCAAATGGATTTGTTGTACTCATAGTCTCCAATGGTATAGGTTCTGGTATTTCACCATTAGGACCAACAGGTAAACCTAGTTTATCATCATAAGTTCCACCAATCCAACCATGTATTTCTGGTATATATGAACTTCTATTAGTGCTTTGTAGCGCATCATAAACTTCACTTGTAGGATATTTGCTCAGTTCGTTGTAATTTAAACTTGGAAATTCCATCCCGTGGTACTGCCAATAACTAGCTACATTCTTACATGTTCTAAATAATAGCTCTTCACCACTCGGCCATACCCATTTCATATGCATCATTCCACTATGGAATTTTGCACCATCGTCAAATGCATTAAACCAACGTTTAGATTTAGCTACAAGATCATCTAAATTCTTATATTCTTTATCAAATATTACACCACGCCAAAATGGACCATAACCTTGCCCAACTCTGCTCCTAAACTTCATTAGTTGTACATCTGTATTATGTGTAACTATATGATGCTGAGCTACATACATATGAGATGGATGTTCTACAGCAAAGCACGTTGCTGAACCAGGACCTGCTGGTTCTATTTTATCAATATATCTAGTATGGTACACTCTTTTTACTGTAACAACTTTATTAGCTTTTCTTGGTAGTCTAAATGGATTAATTTGATTACGTGTACCTATATTAACTTCGTAAATCCATCCTCTTCCATTTCTATCATTAATTTTATGTTTTTGGAAATGAACTGTTGCTCTACACCCAAAAGAACGAACAAGCTCAACAACATCGTTTGCTAATTGTTGTGACACAGAACAGAATTTAATTCTATTCCTATTTTCATTTTTAACTAACTCACATGATCCATCAGAATCCATTAATCCATGAAGAACTGCTAAACGCGAAACAGGATCGGCTACCATTAATTCTCTAGGTACAGCTTTTTGTTCAGCTTTAGCTTTAGGTAACATATTGCGTAAGTAAACACTATCAGTATGTGTCGAAGATACTCGTAATCTTTCTGCTGTCTGATAATCATACGCATAATGCTGCCAACCACGTTTCTTAAAATAATCTATTATGTAATCATCTATAGTGTAGATAGTTATATCTCTAGATCCACTTGTGCCATTTCCTAAAAAATATCCTATTACATAAGGATCAAGCCCATCCCACGGTATACCTCCTATAACATCTGTATAAGGTATTCCCCATCTTTCTTTATTATTAAAACGCTCTAACAATTCTTTAGTATCTTTTATTCTCCATCCTTGTGTAGTAAAACTTTTCTTATTTGCTACTACCCACAAATGATTTTTGCAGCAAGTTATTTCGGCACCGTCATCAAAAGTTAACTTGTATAAACTATCACTATATCCAGGATATATACCATTAATTCTAGTTAATTGCCCATCAGGTGCAACCAGCCAATCATCATACGTAATTTTACCTACTTCTTTCCAGCCAAAATTAGTCAACACTTTATCTGTGTCAAGTAACCGTTTTCCACCTGCACGTGACCCAATAACTAATAGGTGATCCACAGGAGCAGTTAATGCTAATTCCTGTGTACCAGGTAAAGGTTTCCAAACTACACTAACGTCAGACATCTGTACCCACAAGTGCAATACGTAAATTAGCTGCCACTTACCTTTTTATAGGCTTGTGGCACTATACCCACAAATCCACATAATCTACCGAATGCTGTTGCTAGTTTACGCCCACCACTAATAGCTTTACGTTTAAAATGGTATAGTCCTGTCAAACAGTAAAACGGTGCAAGTGCTAAATTTACAATACCGCTAACAATATTTATTGGAATTGTGTACAACTTATGCGTGTACGTCCAAAAAGTATCATGAACTGAACGTGCTGCGAAAACGCCTGCTGCACCGCCCCAAAACGCGCGATAAATCTGATACCAATAAGTCAATCGATCGAGGTGCGCGGCTTCCTGCGTAACAGCATGGCACGTATATTTTATTTTAAAGCCAGCCGCTCGCGCGCGTTGGAAAAAGTCCGTGTCTTCGCCACCACCAAAAGCAATGATTTCATTAAACACAATCCCAGACTTTGGAATATCAGAAGAAAATCGAACGTTGTAAGTTGCTGCGGTTTGCAGAAGTTTACCTTCATCTGCACGATTAACGACGTGACTTTTATCTATGCACCAAAACGGTAGTTTGTCTGGATATATAATATAGCGGAACCCTTGTAGAACAGGAGTATCTAAATATTCATCTGACATGAGTTTAGCCAACCAATTGCTGTGAGCAACTTCATCGTCATCTATAAAAACAATCCAATCTGCTTTTCTATGTAGCGCATACACCATAGCGACATTACGTACATAAGCTATACCAAGAGGTGCACAAAACGTATAAACCGCATTAGCTGAAAAAGCTAATGCTTTAACACGCTGAACTGAATCATTTTCAACAACAATAATTTTAAACTCTATATTCGAAGGTACAATCTGTTTAACTACACTATCTAAACATCTTGCAAACATTTGAGGACGGCCACGCGTACAAATACAAACAGCTACTTTGTGCATTATGTTTACCTACCTTCAACTAACCCGTCAGTATCTTTTATTTTTGCATTGCTTCCAACATCTTCATGAGACCAGTATGTAACACCATGCCTACAGTAGTTGCTTCTGAATCTGATCCCATACCAAAAACATTTAGTTCTTCCCCGTACAGTACTAAAGCACCAGTATCTACATGGCCATATTTTCCTTCTTCAATAGTGTCAGCAATGCACGTAGTATCGAAGGCTTCTGGATTGTCCCGAATCAGTTTTAGATCAAGCACGAATGTTTCTCAACTGTAAGGTTTAAACGGTAAAGCAGCACCTAATGTTATTTTAAATCCAGCAGCATTACGATGCCCGCCACCACCATAGTTTTTAGCGATTTCAGAAACATCAATACGATCATCTGTTGAACGTAACGAATAGTGTGCGAAATCATTAATTATATAGTATGTTGCAGCAAACTTTGCAGCAGGGTGAAGTTGTAATAACTTATTCCCTAAGTCAGATGCTAGAAAGAAAGGTGCGTTAACACATGGAACTGGATGACCCCCAATGTACTGCATACCCACAAATTCACACATATCACTAACACGTTTATTGTGACTACGTAATAATGCAGCGCCTTCTTTGAAGACACTATTATCTGTGGTTACACGATTAACCAGTTCTACCCACAAAGCGAAATTTTGTGGGTATGAAGACAACCAAGTATGAATCTCACGTGTTCCTGGAAAAATAAACTTCCACAAGTCACGGTCTTCAATATACTCCAGTAGCAATGGAATAGGTTCTGCAGAATAACAAAACTCCCAGGCAAGCCGCGCGCCGCTCTTCTTCATGTCAAAGATCGCAATGACCGGGAGAATGTCCAGCCAAGTGGCTACGTCCGCCAGTGCCGTCTTGACGTCGCATGCGCAGATGTACGGCGCAAGTTCAGCTTCGGCTGTCTTATGGTGATCCAGAACTATAACAGACGCAGGCGTGCGTGCGGGATCTTGCAGAAGGTTATGCATCTCGTCATACTTCAAAGAGAAATCAACAAACAAGACGTTCTTACCCACAGTATCAATTTGTAACGGTTTACCGTATGCAGCTGGAACATATACAACGTTGTCACCCCAACGTTTCCAAACAGCCCAAGCTGCACCAAACCCATCGTTACAATTACCGTGATAGATACAAATATCAGGCTTCCAAGTTTCTTGAGCTTTAAACATAATACGTTATGTCCTGTTGTTATTGTGTGTTTCTTGCTTCTTCACAGGAAAATCTTTTGAACATGGCTGTAGTTCAGGATCACGAGAGAAATCTCTGTCTTCTTGTTGTCTCTTACGAAATCTGCGCATAAACGCAGTTTGTCATTCTACATTGTTTTTCTGAATTTTAGGCATTGCGTTTCACTATTCTTTTCTTTGCCGGTTCAGGCATATATTCTTCAATTGTTGCGCACTCTTCTCTTGGCTTATACTCAATCAACTGTTGAACAAGTTCTTTCTTTTTATTTTTACTACCAAACTTCTTGCTGCGTTTTTTAGTACGTTCGTACTTATTCTCTTTATTTGTGTCGTAGTACAACCAGCGCAGTTCTGTGTGAGTATATTCAACAGTTTTATCAAATATGTACCAAGCATAAGCAGTAGTACCACCTGTTGTACGTAGATCACCAAACGGATACATACTTACTCTGTCTGCTATTACGTAAACATATCTAGGTGCAATTGTACTAAACAGATCAACGCATCTATTACCGCCTTCCAAGAAAGCAAGACGTAATAATAGCGCATACTTGTTTGTAACGATCTTATCACACAAACGAATAAAATCTTCAGCTTCACTGTAAGGTGGATTAGTAATAATATTCTCTATGTTGCTATCAACTAATAATGCATTTAGATTAGTTTGAATTACATGATCTGCGTTTAAACTATCTAATCTCGGATAACTATATAAATCAGAACTATATGTCTCATAACCGTTATCTAGCAACACCTTGCTTATATGACCAGAACCAGCGCAACATTCCCACACACGTCCTTCAAAACGTTCAGCTGCAAGAAGCAATTGCGTACACCAAAATGGTGTAGCGTAAGCATTACCTTCTACAGTATCTTTAACAAGTCGTCTATTCGTAACCATTCTCGCTGTGCTCCTATATGTCTATTGTCTTATTCTTATTGTTACTAGTGTTATTGTTACTAGTGTTATTGTTACTAGTGTTATTGTTACTAGTGTTATTGTTACTGTTATTACTTCTATTTTTGTTACTACTATTAGTTAGATCTTTCTGATGACTAACAGCAGCATCTTCCCAAGCGTCAGCACTACCAAAGTCTTTAACAACCATTACTTTATTGACTATTTGAGTATTATTAACTTGAACGTCACTTGGTTTAAATTTAAATCCACGTAGTTCTGCTACTAACGCTAACGCAGCTAAAGCTTCTCTTGGATTGGAATTCTTGTACTTATCTGATAGTTGCAATAACTTATAACACATATCAGTTTTAGTACCAAGCACTTCATCGTCAGATTCAGCTTTTGCCTTCACAGCTTTCATATGCGCTACTACGTCTAAGTCAGCAGCCCACACATTCCACACGTAACCAGCTAAACGTTCTCCAACTGCAACAACAGCTGCATTGTAACGATCATCAGGATGACTAAACAAGTATTCAGCGTAAGCTACTTTAGCTTTTTGTAACTCTTCACCTTTCGGTAATGAATCAATAGTAATAACTTCATTACGCGGTCTAACCGTGAATGCGCTTGTATCAAATAATTGGTGTTTTGATGTCATTGAGGACTACTTTTAATTATACTGTATACGTTCGTAATCACTCATATCTATGTCTATAACAACGAATTTACCCACAAGATTACCCTCAAGAACTTTCGCTACAGCTGTTACAGCATAACGTAAATCTGTAACTTCTTCACCGTCACTATCAAACAACTTTGTTATACAGCATGTAGCAGACTTATTATCTATAACTACTTCTGTTAAAATATTAGGCATATTAATACACTACCAATCTATATTTTCTAAGTATTTTTTGATAGCTTCGTTCTTTTCATAACATTCTACCCACAGATAGTACAGTTTACCATACTCAGAAACTAAGTCTCTGTTTGTTTTCATATCCGGCACTGAGTAGTATTGACAACTTGTAACTATAGGTTTGAGACTAACACTACTTGGATTTAACTTTTGGCTTGAGCTTGAGCAACTTACTAGTAGTGTCAGGGATAACACAGCTAAGATAGTCTTTGTCTTTGCTTCCATTGTTGGCTTCCGCTGCTACTACCGCTAATTCGTTCTGAAACTGTGTGTTATCATCACGTAAATTATTAATTATTTCATTCAACTCGTTTATCATGCTGTTGTTAGCTTCAGCAGATTTAACCATTGCTTTGGTTGTTAAACTAAGTGCGCTAATCTGTGTATTTAGCTGTTCTATAACAAGCTTGCTTGTACTATACTCATAATACAAGAAACCAATAACTGACCCTATGACTGCTAGTACTGCTACTGTGATCGTATTAAACATTGTTTTATAGCCTGATATAACTCTATTCGTACTGCTCTATTTTCTTCATAAATTGCTTGTAATGCAATTAAGTCTATACTACGTTTACGCCTACGTTTGAAGAATTTGTACCAAAATGTATACTTAATGCTCTGTTTGTCCGAACCTTGGTCCATTTTGTTTCTCACAGAATGAAATCACTTCTCTAAGATTCCGCATGACATGCGTGTTGTCACTCAGTGCCGTCATTAACAGTTTGTACTCTTCTAGACGCGCCTCCTGCAACTCATCCTTCTTCTTAATAGCATACCATAAATACCACGTTAGACCGCAAATGACAACGCCTGGCAAGCCCAACCCAGCCAGGACATCAACCAACGATTTTAATAAAACTTCCAAAGGAACCTACTTAACGTCTGGCACGCTGGACATGCATCCAATCTCTGTTCTCAGTCCGCCCCAAACTCACCCAGCCTACCGCTTCCCAACACTCCCAGAATGGTACAGCATCTGCCTGACCAAGGCGCGCCTTTTCCTTGCCCCACGTCAACTGATTCCGTGCCTGATCAAAATCTAAACTAATCGCATAGGCATGCGTGCTGAGACTTGATCCACCTCGCTTGTTCCTATTCGCAAAACACCCAGAGAACTGATCCAAGCCGATAGCAGCGCGTTCCTTTGCAGAATAGAGCGTGGCAACCTGCTGCAAAACTTTGAGTGCGTCTTCCGCAGCAAACTTATTAATTGTGAACCTATGTATTGGTGCGTTATCATAATACATAGCGTAGGGAAACTCTATTTGTACTTGATTCGTACCAGGTTTACCGTAGTACTGTTCTAGTTGGACTGTATTTTCAAAAGGGATATAGGATTGTAGTGATTGCGTTGCTTGTGGAAAAAGCTTACTGGACGTTAATCTACCCACAATACCATCTGGCTGAAGATTGTTGTCTTTTTGAAATGCTTTTATAGCTGACGTAGTAAGCGAACCCTCTATGCCATCTATTCTACCTTTGTAGTAGCCTAACTTGGACAGTTGTGTTTGTATTTGTGATATGTTTGTCATCGAACGGGTTTTGCTTTACAAAAAAGCTAGATGCAGTTTATACATCTAGCTTTATGAGATTATGATATTACTTATCTTATACTATACTTGCTACTTGCTACTTGCTACTTGCTACTTGCTACTTGCTACTTGCTACTTGCTACTTGCTACTTCTGTCTTCTTCTTACGCGGACGTGGCTCACGCCATGCTTCACACTTAATCCACTCACCACTTAATACACTGTTATCTACACTGTTATCTACGCTGTTAGTGTACTCGCCCTTGCGACTGGTGAAACGCTTCTCCCTGACTGTATCAGACTGTTTGCGATTCTGAACAGCTACAGCTGAAACAACCGATGTGTACTTGCCAATTTCTGCATTCCAAACAGCCGGAACAAAAATAGCATCGCCAATCTTCATATCATTCCAAGGATATTTTGCCTCCTTTGGAATTAAATGACTCGCGCTGCGCTTCGGATGCTCATACCCACGGAAAATAGTGAAGCCCTTCGATTCACTGGACGCGACAGGGTTAGAATTGGGATTAGGGGTATTGGGGGTATTGAGGGTATTGAGGGTATTAGGGGTAGTGTCGCTCATGGAAGGAGTACTCTGAATTGGATTAAACATTTTGATGCCTGCTTCAGTCGCACTGACAACAACTTCAATAAGATTTTCTGGATTGCGCTCTGCCAAATCAACTAGAAAACAAGGAACACCTTCATGAGTTACTGCTGCAAGTCGTTCTGCTTCGCTTTCTGGAACATACATTGCTTCATCAGTTTTGGCTAGGTTGACTAGCTCAATTGCTAACTGCTTATTGAATTTCTTTACCATTTTCACTCTCATTTGTTTGTCTGTGTCATATATAGAGGCTTCTGTACCCACAGTCAAGTGTTTTACCCACAGGAGAGTTTTCTATTACCCACAGGAGAGAGTTTTCTATTACCCACAGGAGAGTTTATTTTCTATTATCCCAGAGAGTTTATTTTCTATTATCCAGAGAGTTTATTTTCTATTATCCACAGGAGAGAGATAGAGTTTACAGGAGAGAGATAGAGTTTACAGGAGAGAGATAGAGTTTACAGGAGAGAGATAGAGTTTACAGGAGAGAGATAGAGTTTACAGGAGAGAGATAGAGTT